CCTTCCATTGATTGTGGCCTGAGCGGAATCACCAGGAACAATGCCAGAAAGCGTTAGAGGGCGTGTTAAACGCCCTTCCATATAAACTGCAGTTTGATCAGCCCCAAGGAGATGATCATACTGTGGCGCACGCTTTTGTCTTAACGATGCATAATAAGTAATGCCCGTCGTTGTGGCCGTATAATTGCCAGTTTCGCTGTCAAGCACATACCCTGAAGCCACATACCATACCAAGGTGGCATTGGCTAATGGCTCCAGAAGATTGCTCATACAACAAAACCAACTGCAGTCGATGGAAGAGAATTTAACAACCGTTTAAACTCTTGACCATATTGTGAGGCGTCAAGCCCCCCACCATACACCTTCCCATCTGTGGCACCAATTTGAATGCCCATTTGTGCAAGTTGTATGGCAATAATATGAGCAGCTAAAAATTTCACTGCTCGATCAGTTTGATCCCCAAACACGTCCGAAGAGGCGTCATAAGACGCCTCCGTGATGGCACCATTCACAATGCCCGATGGATGGGGCGTGAATTCAGGAAACCGTTCCAGAAAAGTTGCGTAGGTGACAGCCATAATCAAGCTTTTCCAATACGAATGGCTTCCATACGTTTGGCAATAGCATTTCTCACGCGAATGCGCCCTTCAATCTTTTTCCAATCAGCCAAACGATCTGCATCATGGATGAGTTCAATGGCACGAATGGCTTGAGTGAGGGGAAGTTCACTAAGGCTTTGCACGTTTTCAGGCAGGTCTTCAACCATCACCTGTTCCCGCATTTCCTCAATGGCACCAATGGCAAGAAGTTTCTTGACAGTAGTGTTTTCCTTCGCCTCTTTCCATCGTTCATCAGGAATGTCCTGATTCAGCCCTGGAGTAAGTTGAATAAGCCCACTTTTCGTGATAACGCCAAAACCAGCATCACGAGGGGGATTCTCAAGTTCAGGGCGGTAAGCAATTAACATTGTTCTAAATAAACAATCGTCAATAGCTTAACGCCCCTCTTCTTGATTAACTATCCTCAGGCGTTGGCCTGAACGTAAATAACGCTCTTGGGATAGTACAGAGCCACGCCACCAACGCGAGCATGGGCGGGAACAATGAATTCCAGACCGCGCTGTTGAGGGGGGAACAGCTCAAGGGGTTGAGGAATGTGCAGTTGCACTTTCTCAGGATCGCGCTTGTAAACCACCATACGGTTGGTATTCAGCACGCTATTGTCAGCATCCAGCTCGTTAATCGGCTCAACGTTGCGGATGTAGGGGTTGGTACGCAGGAAGTACTCAAGCACGGTCACGTCCGAAGAATCGGAATTGCGAGTGGTGCTCACTTTGTTGTAATCTTCCCAAGCCATCAGAATGGTGTCGGGCTGCTCCTTCATCTTGGAAGCGTTGATAATGGCAGTCACGCCATAGTTCAGCAGTTCCAGCATTTCCTGAGCAGTGGCAGTGGGGAACCACTTATCAGCGGCCACCACATCCACGGTGGAATTGTTGAAGAAACCAGAAAGGCCCACGGTGCTCTCACCGAAGAAGGCAAGGCTTTCCACCTTTTCTTCATAAGCACGACGCACAGCAGCAGCACGACGCTGCTCCAGGGCGATGTTGGCCATTTGAGCAGCACGCAGTTCTTGCACGGTGTAGCCGAAGCTACCGCCGAAGGAACGAATGTTGATGCTCTTCTCGGTTTGGCTGATGTCGGCGCGGGGCAGATCATCAGCAGCATCCGCAATCAGACGGAACTCACCAGTGGAGTCCATGATGCGGAAGGTGAAGGTCTGGGCGCCAGGACCAGCCTCAGAAGTTACGGGCAGAACAGTCGGATATTTAATATCCGCATACTGCACTTCAAACACTTGCGGGCGAATGAACTCAAGCTGACGCTCAAGAAACAGACCCGCTTCATCCATACGGAATTCAGACATTGTTAGGGCCTCCTATCAAGAATCAGCAGAGAGGGTGAAGCTCGGACCATTCAGCTCCAGCACGGCCAGGCCGCTGCTAGTAGTAGAAGTGAGGAAACGAGCGCCAGCCAGCCGCACGGTTTTGCCCGAAGCGAAGGCATGGGAGAATTGACCAGCTTTACCAGTGCCGCTAGCTGAATACAGCACACGCACGGGGGAAGCAGGGGTGACAGCGCCAGTCACGTAGACGGCCACAGCACCTTCGTTCACCACGTTGAGAGCTTGCTTGTCCTTCACGCCAGGACGGCTGTTGGAATCAAGGGCGGTCTCGTCAACATAGGTGAGAGCATTCAGACCCAGAACGGTGTCGGAAGCGCCAGAAATAGTGGTAGCAGAATTGGCAACAGTGCCAGCGGTGTTATAAACCACCAGATTACCGAAAGCCAGCACAGCGCCGGTTTCGTTAAGGCCAGTGGAGATGGTGTTGTCGCGAATGTCGGACAGTTGGCCTTCAAGCAGGGCGGCGTGGGCGAGAGCATAGCTCTGTTGCACACCACCAGCCGTAGCAGTGCCCGAGGCAGAGAAAGAAACGGCCATAATTACTTAGCCTCCTTGGAGATGGAGAGGGGCTTCTTCCAGGCGTTCTGCAGATTGTCCATATAGGACGAAGGAGCAGACATGGGGGAAGCAATGGAAGCTACGGCTTTACGCAGCTCATCAGTGGTGGCAGAGTCCTTGCGGGACGCCTCCAGAGTGTCAAACATGGCCTGCACGTAGTCATCAGACCTTTCGGACAGGTCAATGCTGTCGCCGCGAACGGCTTGGATGGCATCAACCATCACTTCACGAGCTTCTTTGCCGCTGAAATCATAAGCAGCATCGAGAACAGGCTTGGCTTTTTCGATGAGGGAAAGACGCTCTTCCACCATGGAATCAAGATTGATTTCCTTGGCAGTAGCCAGATCGGCTTTCAGTTCCTCAACGTGCTCGGCCAGGGCATCGGCGCGGCCTTCGGCAGCGTCGCACTTGCCTTGCATTTTCTTTTCCATGGCGTCCATTTCGGCTTTCATGGAATCGGCAGCGGCCTGCAGCTCGTCGTATTTTTTCTTCATGTCCTCATAGGACATTTTGGCGTCTTCGCGTTCTTTCGTGATCGCAAGAGCAACGCTCTCCGTCACTTCAAACTCGGCGCCATCAAAAACGACTTTTGCAGTCATTAGACGGTCTCCGTTATTAGAGAGTAAGGATGGATCAGCAGCATCTTGACGATCAAGATGAAGCTTCACTTGCGGGCCTGCGCGGCCCCGACGAACAACGGCAATGTGATTACCGATGATTTCCTTTTGGACACCATCGTAATGTTCGCCGTTTTCTGTAACGCCAGGCGTGGGATCATAATTCACCCGATAGCCCGCGCTCACTTCACGAGCATCACCGCGCATAATACGTTCAATGGCTTCTTTGTCCGTAATTGTCATTACGGCCTTAACAAAACCATCGTCGTAAACCACTTCAGTGCCGCTAAATCCTACTTGGTAGTCTTTAGTATTTTCAGCATCAAGAAGAACTGGGGGATGTTCAGAAGTGATAGCTTTGCCCGCAAATGAGGCCAAGCTTTCTGGAGACGCCACTTCAACAGCGGGACGATATTCACGACGGACTGAGCCATCAGCGTCTGTGTAGAGCTGAATGCCAGTGCGAGCAATCGAAGCCCACGCCCGAAGGTAGCCTTCTGGCGTCATTTCGTATTTCTCAATTGGCGAGAAATCGTACCGATAAGAGATGGTGCTCATAGATATACTTTACCAAACAATTCTTATTACAATTAAAAAGCTTATGCAATTTAGACTAGCGGCATGATGTTTCTTGCAAGGGGCAATGCGGACGTGCTTAAAATGCCGCACCATCAGGCGCGGCTTCTTATTGCCCAACGAGTAAAAGATGCTCGCCTCAATAGTGGCCTATCACAAAAAGACGTGGCCGAAGTCCTTCACGTCAGCCAAAGCTCTTACTCTCGCATGGAACGCGCCGAATTGGCTCCAGATTGCGTGCAAATACGCACCCTTAGTGGTCTCTATGGAATTAGCGTATTGTGGCTTATGGGCTATCCATCTTTCATCGCCCATACAAAGAATTAATCCTCTTCGTCTTCCTCGCCACGAATCTCGCGAAGCTGCTGCTCCACGCCTTCCATTACATAAGCTTTTGCAATTGC